CGTCGAGCTGCCGAACGGCTCTCAGGTCTGGATCGCCGGCCTCGATGACAAGGAGCGGGTCGAGAAGATCCTCGGCCAGGAATATGCGACGCTCTACTTCAACGAGAGCAGTCAGATTCCGTGGTCGTCGGTTGAGACGGCGATGTCCCGCCTAGCGCAGAAATGCGAGCTGGCGCCGGAGATCGCGAACGCAACGGGGCGTAAGCTTCTCATTCCGAAGGCCTTTTACGACTGCAACCCGCCGTCGAAGCTGCATTGGAGCTACCAGCTTTTCCGGTCGAAGGTGAAGCCGAACACTAAAGAGGCGCTTCCGAACCCCGACGACTACGCTGAGATGAGGTTGAACCCGGCGGACAACGCCGAAAACCTTCCGGCGGAATATTTCGACGTGCTGTCATCGATGTCGGCAGCAAAGCGCGTGCGTTTCGAGGCTGGGGAATGGGCGAGCGAGGTCAACGGCGCCCTTTGGGCTCTAGAAGACCGCACGGCGCCAGACGGCAAGATCATGCCGGGCATCGACAGCCTGCGCGTCGCCAAGGCCCCCGAGATCCGCCGCATCGTAGTCGCGGTTGACCCGGCAGGGACGCGGGGCGACGGCGGGGGCGATGACATCGGCATAGTGGTCGCTGGGCTTGGCGTCGATGGCCACGGCTATGTGATTGAAGACGGAACCTGCCAGATGTCCCCGGAAGGCTGGGGGCGGCGGGCTGTGGACTTGTACCATCGGCATAAGGCGGACAGAATCATCGGCGAGCGCAACTACGGCGGCGACATGGTGCGCTTCACGGTCGCCACTGCTGACCGTACCGCGGCCTTCAAGGAGGTTGTGGCGAGCCGGGGCAAGGCTGTCCGCGCCGAACCCATCAGCGCGCTCTACGAGCAGGGGCGCGTGCACCACGTGGGTGTGTTCGCTGACCTTGAAGACCAGCAATGCAACTTCACCGCCTCCGGCTACGTCGGCGATGGATCGCCGGACCGCGCCGACGCGCTGGTGTGGGCGCTCACGGAATTGATGCTGACGGGCTCCACCTACACCCTGGCGAACATCTGAGGTCTCAATGGGTCTGCTCGCCAAGGTGACGGATGGGCTGCAAAGCCTCGTCGCCAATCTCGGCACGTCCCGCGACAAGGCCGCGAGCACCTTCTATGCCGTGCCGGCGCTGACCGACGAGCAGTTGCTGGCCGCCTACCGCTCTGCATGGCTCCCGCGCAAGATCGTCGAGATCCCCGCGCACGACGCTTGCCGGAAGTGGCGGGATTGGCAGGGGACGTCCGATCAGATCGAAAGGATCGAGGAGGAAGAGAAGCGCCTCGGGGTCCGTGGAAAGGTGATAGAGGCCCGCATCAAGGCCCGCCTGTTCGGCGGCGCCGCGCTGCTGATCGGGACCGGCGATCTGAACCCGTCTCTGCCGCTGGAGCCCGAGCGAATCGGCGCTGCCGGCATACGCTACCTGACGGTGCTGAATCGTCGCGAGGTCACGGCGGGCTCGATCGAGACGGACCCAGAGAGCCCGTTCCACGGCAAGCCGAAGGATTACACAATCACGACGGGCAATGGTCAGCAGGTCGTGCTGCACCCGTCCCGTCTCGTGGTCTTCATCGGGCAGGCGACCGGCGACGACAGTCTGCTTTCGATGGGCATGGGCTGGGGCGACAGCGTCCTGATGTCGGTGTTCGACGCCGTCAAGAACGTAGACGCGACGATCGCGAACGTGGCGTCGCTGGTCTTCGAGGCGAAGGTCGATGTGTTCAGCATCCCCGAGCTGATGAGCCGTCTTTCCGATCCGGAATACGAGCGCCGGCTGCTGCAGCGCTTCTCTTTGGCGAACATGGCCAAGGGCATGAACAACGCCCTGATCCTCGACAAGGATGAGGACTATCAGCAGAAATCGGCGAGCTTCACCAACCTGCCGGAGGTGATGGACCGCTTCCTGCAGATCGTCTCCGGCGCTGCCGACATCCCGGTTACCCGGCTCCTTGGGCAATCACCCGACGGGATGAATTCCACTGGCGAGAGCGACGTGCGGAACTATTACGACAAGGTGTCGGCTGGTCAGGAGCTGGAGATGACGCCCGCGATGCGGGTGCTGGACGAAAGCCTGATCCGGTCCGCGCTCGGGGCCCGCCCGCCCGAGGTGCATTACATCTGGTCGAGCCTCTGGCAGATCAGCGACAAGGAGCGCTCCGAGATCGGCGTGTCGTCGGCGAACACGCTCAAGACGCTCGTCGACACCGGGCTTTTCCCGCAGGAGGCGCTCGCGACTGCCGGCGCAAACATGCTGGTTGAGCGGTCCATCCTGCCGGGCCTTGAGCAGGCGATCGAGGACGCTGGCGGGTTGCCGGATTACGAGGCCGAGCTGAAGGCCCAGCAGGAAGCGCAGAAGGCCGCGCTGGAGACGGCGAGGGCCGCGAATGAAGCCCCTCTGCAGAACGAGCGCCCGGCGGGCTGATGCTGACCTATCGCATGGCCGCCATGGTCGCGCGCCAGCGGCGGGCATCGGTAATTCTGCCGGGCATTGAGCCGTCGCTCGGTGCCGAGACCAGCTATCTCAAGGCCGAGCGTGAGATGCTCCGCAGTATGGCGGCGTGGGTTCGTGAAAACGTGCTGCCGGCCTATGATCGGACCGCGCCGGTGTTCGCTAAGGACGCTATGGTCCGCGACGTCGACGAGTGGGTATGGAGCGATCTCGATAACTTGACTTCTCGCCTTGTGGCGGCAGCAACCGAGATGGTGCGCCGTGTGCTCCGGCTCGAATCGCAGCGGCATACGCGGTCTTTCATGGCGGCTGCCAGGCGCGCTCTTGGGATCGACCTCTCAGTCGTAGTGCGCGAGGAGGATCTTGAAGCCTTTCTCGACCTCGCTGGCATGCGCTCTGCTAATCTGATCACCGGCCTCGCGGACGACGTTCGGAAGAAGATCAAGGACCGTACTATCGCGGCGGTGCTGAGCGGCGACACATCGGCGAACCTGCGCAAGGCGCTGGCGAAGGAGTTCGGCCTCGCCGACAACCGCGCCAAGGTCATCGCGCGAGACCAGATCAGCAAGGTGACGTCGGACCTGAACAAGGCCCGGCATCAGCAGGCGGGGATCACGGAATACGTCTGGACGACCGCGCATGACGAGCGCGTGCGCGCTCTGCATAGGTCGCTGGACGGAAAGCGCTACGCCTACGGCCAGCAGACGGGCGCCGAGCAGGGCCTGCCGCCTGGCCAGCCGATTATGTGCCGGTGCATTGCACGGGCGATCGTGGAGTTTTAGAGCCCGAGGAGCTTCTTGACGTCGATCGGCATGTCGATGTCTTCCGGCGGGACCTTCGGTTCGGGGCCGACCCAAGCGGCGAGATGGCTGTGACGATCCGCGTTCGCGGCTTCCATCCGCGCCAACTGCAACCGGAACTCCTCGACCTGCAGGCGTAGGCGAAGAATTTCATCCATCAGCCTGCGGAACTGGTCGTCCGTCATGCTCTATCGCTCGCCACGTTGGTCGGTTCCTGTCGGAGAGTGGAAGGGGCAGGCGGCATTCATTCTTGGCGGCGGTCCTTCATTGAAGGGGTTTGACGCCGAGAAACTACGCGGCAAAGGGCGGATCATAGCAGTCAATGACGCCGGGCTCCACATGGCGCCATGGGCTGACATCCTGTTCTGGGCCGACAAGCGATGGTTGGACTGGAACCACGGGAATCTCGACCTCCATGTTGGACAGTGGAAAGTCGCCCGCCGGCCCCCGCACATCGCGACGCACCACGACGTGAAGTGGATCGATTTTTTGCCTCGCTCCCTGTCGCTCGACCCCTGGAGGGTAGGGGGATGGTGCGGCGGGTCCAGCGCCGTCAATCTGGCCTTCCTGCTTGGGGCGAACCCCATAGTGCTGCTCGGTTTCGACATGAGGCCGGGGAATTGGCACGACAACCACCAGAAACCGCCGCTTCAAGGCCAGCACCGGGACAAGTTCATCCCGGCAATGGAGAGCATGGCGACCCAACTGCTGAAGTTTGGCACGACAGTGCTCAATGCCAGCCCCCGGAGCGCCCTGCGGTGCTTCCCCTTCGCGGACATCGACGAGTTGCTGAGCATGGATGACGTCGCCCTTGCCGAGCGCGAGAAATATCTCGCGGTGTGGCAGCGCCCGGAATACCGCAGGGTGTCTCCTGGCATGCTGGAGTGCGAACGCGCGTTCACGGTGTGCCAAATGGCTGCGGGCGACCGACTGGTCGACTTCGGAGCCGGCCCGTGCCGCGCGACGAAGTGGTTCAAGGACAAGGGTCTCGAGGTTCTGGCGATCGACTTCGCGCCGAACGCCCGCGAAACCGACGTGCCGTTCGTCGAGGCGTGCCTCTGGTCGATCCCCGCGACGGTGGCGCCGGCGCATTGGGGCTTCTGCACCGACGTTCTGGAGCACATCCCGCCCTCTCACGTTGATGAGGTGCTGATGGGCATCGCGAGGCTCGTAACAGCGGGCGCCTATGTGCGGATCGCGACGCGGCACGACAAGATGGGGCCGCGTCTCCTTGGGAAGCCCCTGCACATGACCGTGCGTGATGCGGACTGGTGGCGCCGGAAGGTCGAGAGCGTGTTCCCGCTGGTGGATCTGATCGAAAGCACCGGCCGGGACGTGATCCTGCTCGCCAGGCACTGAGGATAGCTGACATGCAGTTCGTTGACGCGGCGGTCCCGCAGGGGATGCGCCTGACCAATGACGGCTATCTGGTGGGTGAGGTGCGCTGCGCCCGCACCGGATGCCAGCAATATTTGGCGCGGGAGATCGGGCTTGCCCGAGACGGCGTCGTGACGGTCTACCGCCCCGAATCCACGGTGTTCGCCAAGGACAGCCTTTCCACCTTCGCCGGCAAGCCGATCACCATCGGGCACCCTGCCGAGGCGGTCACCGCCGAGAACT